ATACACAAAATGAAGCATTATTTTCGAATGCTACCTTATCATATGCTGAAGCTTATGGTTTTGATTTAGATAACATGTCTCGAGAGGCTCCTGTTATTAAAAAAGATAAGAAAGGTAAGCCGGTGGAATGGGGAGAAAGTGAATATACTAGAAATTATAATCTTTGTTCTTCTCTTGCTTCAAGATTGCGAAGAAATGTGAAGATTCAAGATAGGATTACAGAATGTTTAAATGAATTATTTAATGATAAATTTATTGATTCACAACTTTTGAAAGTCATTTCTCAAGATGGAAAACTTGATGCAAAAGTTGCTGCAATTCGAGAAGCTAATGCAATAAAAAGTAGAATTGTTAGACGATCTGATTTAACGAGTGGGGGAGAGCCTGTAAAAGTAATTGGAATTGAATATGTAACACCTCAAAAAAATAATGCCAACGAAATCAAAACTGAAGGAGATAAAGATCCGGTTACAGCCCACGCTTAAACAGCATCAGGCTTACGAAGCTTTAGCAAATCCTGAAATAGATACAATATTTTTCGGTGGATCAGCCGGAGGAGGAAAGACTTGGCTTATTTGTGAATCAAGACTTGTTCGTGCATACATGTATCCGGGTTATAGATCATTCATTGCTCGAGAAGAATTGAAGCGCCTTATGCAGTCTACTTATGTAACTTGGACTAAGGTATGCGCACATCACAAAATTCCTCAAAATGATTGGAGATTAAATGGCCAGTATAATTACATTGAATTTAAAAATCCTGAAACAGATCAATTTGATGGCAGAGGTTCTCGTATAGATCTTTTGGATGTGAAGTTTTTACCATCAGATCCTTTGTATGAAAGATTCGGTTCTACTGAGTATACAGACGGAGCTTTGGAGGAAGCCGGAGAGATCAACTTTCTTGCACTTGATGTTTTGAGGTCAAGAATTGGTAGACATAAAAATAAAGAATTTGGATTGAGGCCTACAATGCTAATTTCAGGAAACCCTAAAAAGAATTGGACTAAGAGAGAATTCTTTGATCCTTATAAAGCCGGAACATTGCCAAATAATGTAGCTTTTATTCAAGCTTTGTATACTGATAATGAACATACATCTGAAGAGTACGGAAAGCAACTTTCACAAATTAGAGATCGAGTGATGAAGGAGCGATTGATGTATGGAAATTGGGAATATGCAGATGATGATAATGCATTGATGAGCCATGATGCTATTACAGATTTGTTTACAAACTCTTTAGGAGAGGGGACTGAGAATAAATATTTTGTGGCCGACATTGCCCGAATGGGTTCGGATAGCTCAGTCTTTACACTATGGAAAAGTTTCCATTGTTATTTTATACAAGAATATACTAAGCAGGGAATTGATGTTACATCTGAGAAACTTAGATCTATGCTCAAGCAGGAGCAGATCCCTCATTCGCATTCAATAGTTGATGAGGATGGAATTGGAGGAGGAGTAGTGGACACAGTTCGAGGAATCAAAGGCTTTATGGCTCAAAGATCGCCATTCCCGAATCGTTTAACCGGGAAGCCGGATAACTTTAAAAACCTGAAGAGCCAGTGTGCATACATATTGGCTGATTTTGTGAATAATCGAAAGCTCAAGATTACATGTGAAAAAGCGATTGAAGAAAAAATTATTGAAGAGCTTTCATCTATCAAACGAAAGGATCCTGATAGAGAAGGTAAGCTTGAGATCGAGCCGAAAGAAAAGCAAAAAGAAATGTTAGGAAGAAGCCCAGATTTTGCTGATTGCTTAATCATGCGAATGTATTTCGAACTTGAGCAGCCAACTCGAGAAAAGAAAAGAGTTGATCCAATCATGGCACTTATCAACAAGCCAATGAGAGAAAGTGGAGGAGATAGTATGGACTATCATTAATTTGTGGTATTATATATTCAATAATTAAAGTCTATTAAAAATAAATATGGAAACCTTTAATATCTTTTCTCAAATTGAATCAGAACTAACAGATTTCTTTCGAACTAAAATAAAAATTGCTTCTGCAGTTATTGAAGGACAAGTTATGGGAGGCTTTAAGTTCAATCAATGGCAAACACTTCAGAATATTGAATTCATTGATAACTCTCAATTTATAAACGGAGTAAAGGATAGAGAAGGTAACACTAAATTTTATTTGAATACAGCCAGTTTCCGAAAAGAAGTAGCCTCTAAAAATATTGATATTGATGTAAAGAATTTTCTTTTTGTACCTGAAGAAGGACAGCCTGAATATGGAGCTATCATTGCTCGAAAGAAGTTCAAGAAATGGGCGAAGGATCATGGCCTTTCAGATCTACTTAATGATTCAGTAGATCGTTTTCCTAAATATGGAACCATAGTAGCGAAGCGAGTAGGAAAGAACATTACGATTACTCCACTAGGAAAGTTACGCAATCAGCAAGATGCCAAGTCTTTGGCTACTGCTACTTATGTGATTGAAGAGCATACAGATATGTCTCGCCAAGATTTTGAAGAATATCCTGATTGGGATCTTGATGAATTAGATCTTCCTGAGTTCGATTCAACAGCTACAGCTTATGAGCGATACGGATATGTTCCTGCTAAATGGTTTAAGAAAAATGGAGGAACTACTTCTAAGAATGACAATGAATCTGTTTATTGTATTTGTGTAGCAACTCTTACGAAGTCAAAGAAGGGAGCGAAAGCAGCAGGAGCAATTCTATTTTTAGAAGAGTGTGAGTGTCCTTATATCGAGAGACACTATGCAAGACAAGATGGTAGATGGCTTGGAATCGGAGAGATTGAGAAGCAAATTGATAATCAAGCTGCTCGAAATATGATCTTTAACCTACGAAAGAAGTCTCTCGGATGGGCTGCTAAAAACCTATTTGGATCTTCTGATGATACCGAAGTAAATAACTTATCCCGACAAGTGAAAGATGGAGATGTTTTAAAACTCACTTCTAAAGATTCTATGTGGCGTATTGATACAGTTACAAAAGCTGTAGGCGATTATAATTCTATGTCTAAAGAAGTTGAAGAGAATTCAAATCAACGCTCTTTCACTTTCGAAGTTGCTACTGGAGAAGCGCTTCCTTCCGGTACTCCTTTCAGACTTGGCGCTATGCTTTCGAACTCAGTGAACACTTACTATGATAAGAAGCGAGAAGTTCTAGGATTATTTTGGAAAGATATTGTGTTCACATTAATGATTCCTAATTGGATTCGAGATACTGAAGAAGAATGGATCGAGGGAGTTTTTGATACTGAAGAAGGCTTTGATGAGCTTCGAGCAGCAAAAGAGGAGTGTCTTGTTACTGAGGCTATTGTAAATGCGGTCATTGATGGAAAGCCTGTAGATATTCCTACTATTCGAAATGTAGTCAAAGCAGGTCTAGCTCGAGTTAGTCGGGATTATTATAAAATGACTAAGAAGGAATTGAGGCTTTTGAAGTATCGAATTGATCTCGATATTACTGGAGAATCAATAGATATTCCTAAGAAGATTGAAACTCTTACAACTCTTTATCAAGCTCAAATTCAAGTAGGCGATACTGAAGGAGCGAAAATTACTATGAATAAAATCCTTCCACTAACAGGGGAAAAGACAGTGAAGTCTCTTACAACTCCTCCGCCTACGAATGTAAATATTCCAAATAAGGGTGCAGTAAAATCTCCAATGCAAATGACTGCTGAAAAAACTACTGAAGAAATAACAGTATGATAGATACAAAATTACTCAAAGGAATTTCTAAATCGGATCACAAAGTAAATCTTGTGAAATATTTAGAACAAGTAAAAGATGAACTCGCTGATATCAGAAAAGGAAGTTATACAAATGAGACTAGAAAGGCTGCGATTGATATTATTGATAAACTTTTGCTTGATAAGCTTAGAATAAATTCTCAAACTGTGGACAAAGAAATAGACGACTATCATTAATTAGTGTTATAGTAAAAGTATTACTAGCGAACGAGAGAAATCCATAAACTCTCATAAGCCAGTCCGAGAGGCATAAACCGGACAAATCGAATGACTGATGAAATCATAAAAGAGGGTGAAGATTTAATAGATCTTGGTACTCTTGATACTGCTTTAGAAGAAGTTGCAGCCGAAGAGACTGTAGATTCTTTGAAAACTAAATTAGCTAACGCTAATAAAAAACTAGAGCAATTCCCTAATGTCATTGCTCGAGCAAAGACAGCAGAAGGAAAAGTTAAATCTCTTGTTAAACCTATTATTCAAACAGAGAAGAAACCGGATGCAGAGATTGCAGGATTGAAAACTACAGTTGATTCTCTAGCTTTGGCTGAGAAGAAACGACAGTTCGGCTATG